TTGGAGGAAGCAGCGAAAATAAAGAACAGGCTTATTATTAGGAGGTAAGCAAATGAAACAGTCTGAAAACTGTAAGACACTCTTTGCAGCTGTATTAAAGGCTCAGGGAGATTTTGAGACCCTTCCAAAAGACAAACAGGGTTATGGTTACAAGTATACTGATTTGGATACTGTAATATCTTATTTAAGACCGATTTTGAAATCAAACGGAATCGGCTTTATGCAGACACTCACAACAATTGAGGGTAAATCAGGATTAACAACAAGGCTTTTCAATGCAGAAGGCGAATGGATAGAAGATACAACTTTCCTTCCAGAAGTACAGCTTAAAGGCACAAATCCCGCTCAGAATATGGGTGCTGCAATTACTTACATGAAAAGATACGCGTTGTGTGCAATCTTAGGAATTTCTTCTGATGAAGACACAGACGCAGTAGTTGAAAATAAACCGGCACCAAAGCCACAGGCAAAACCACAGGATGCCTTAAAGTTCAAGCTCAAAGGTGGAGAAGATACACCGGAAGAACATGAAAAGATTAAGGCGCTTTTGAATACCAAAGACAAAGACGGAAAGCTTATCTTTGAAAAAGAACAGACAGAAGTTATCCGCTGGAGACACGAAAGAACTGCAGCAGAAGTAATCGATTATCTTGAAAAAGAAAAGGCAAAAAGAACAGAAGGCTTTAAGGAAGATATCCCTTGGGGAGACGACGACAAGCCCTCTGATGACGTCTTGTTTTAATTAGGGGTTTATCATGGCAGAGTTGAAATTGACATTAAAAAGAGTTGAAGAAAAAGGATACATCAAGTTTAAGGCACCGGAAGAAATAGAATTCCGTGCAGCTTTACAGGATGTTCTCCGCCTCTGCCGTGATAAATATAACGATTACGTCCAGATAACAATAAAGCCACCTTTTAAGCCCCGCACTACCGGGAAACTATCGCAGAATCACCACTTAAACGCACATATTATCCAAATTTGCAACGAGACAAAGCACTCATACGACATTATAAAATATTGCATCAAGATGCTTGCTGTTGAAGAAATGGAATATCCCTACGAGGAAGTGGACGGCCACATAATGCCAAAAGGTGAACGCGACTGTAACACAGAGGAATGCGCAAAGCTTATTGAGGCGGCTCACGTCTGGGCAGCTCATCACGGAATAATTCTTAGGGAGGAATAATCATGAAAAAATTAATCTTATCGCTTTCTTGCCAGAGAGTGTACGATTACATGAAAGAACACGGAGAAATTACATCTTTGGATGCAATTAAACATCTTGGAGAAACAAGGCTTTCTGCAAGAATATTTGACCTGAAAGCAAGCGGAATTAACATCCAGTCTGAATGGCTTTCAGTAACAAACCGATATCACGAAAAAAGACGTGTAAAAGCTTATTACATCGGGAAGAAAAGATAATTTAGGAGGAATAAAATGAGTGAACAGAAAAGAACACCTTTTTTGGTAATCGTAAGCTGGGTACTTGCAATTGTGTTTATGGTATTAAAACTTTGCAAAGTAATTGATTGGCACTGGGCATGGGTACTTTCACCTTTGTGGATTAGATTAGCAATTTTGATAGTAAGTTACATTATACTGTTCTTATTAAGTATCAAAAAAGAAGAGTAGCATGAACGAAGCTGAAAAAGAACAGCGTCTAACAGCCCTTGCCTCTTGTGGTGGTGTGTGTGAAGTTTGCGGAAAACCTCTAACTAACTCCACATGGCAGGGCGCTCATAGAATCGCTAATACAAAACCAAACAGAACAAAATGGGGAAGCTGGGTAATAGATCACCCATTAAATATTGCAATCGTATGCAGCCTTAAATGTAATCATGTATGCAACATAGGTTATAACCCAGGAGAATGTTTAAGGCTTGTAAAAAAAATTACTGATTATGAGTTAAGAAAGTTTGATTTTTAATAAAGGATAGTATATAATATATACATCATCTAAAAGGAGATTAAAAAATATGGTTAATCTTAATGTAAACATTCAGGGCAAGTTCAGTACATTAATTCAAAAAGGCTGTCTTGCTATGGCTTATGCTTACAGATACGCGCAGGACAAAAACTATCCACATCTTAAGGATTTCGGGGCAGCTGATTTAATCTTGTGTCTTCTTAAAGGCTGGAATGAAGGCTACATTGAAGACAACGGATATGTTGCAAAACCTGTTAAATATCTAAATATGATTTGCGATTTCAAGACACCTTGCCGGGATATTTCCAAAGTGTTTATTAATTCACTTTCAGAGCTTCCTGACGGGGACTGGGTTGTAGAATACGTAGACGGTGCAAAAACACACTTCGTAGTAGCCAACAGAAATAAGATTGTGTTTGACCCTTCCTACCCTTCTTTGACCTGTGCCAAAGGGCATGTATTCAGTTATCGCAAATTGATTTTTTAATCACTAAGGGGGCGCTTGCCCTCTTTTTGCTATTTTAAAGGGGTTTTATGAATCCACATATAGAAGGAACAGAATACCAGAAGCCATTGAAACATTATAGAGTAGGCTCTCTGGAACAGAAGAAAATTAATAGCGCAAATAAAAAAGATACTGTATTCTATACAGACGGAAAGACAAATATCCTTCTCAGAATAGGCGAGATAGTGCCGGAAGGATTTTACAGAGGATGCACTCTTCCAGAAGAAGCATACAAAAGAGCTTTAGAGACAAGCAGTAAAAACTGTAAGATAATGAACAAAGCTCGTAAAGGGTGCAAATATCGAAAGCATGGAGAACAAATAATAAATTGGAAAGAGTAGACGACGGAATAAGAATCCCTAAAGACATAAAATCTGATCTCTACGCTGTATTACGTGAGAGCCTTACAAAGCCCCGCGGGAAGAAACAGCATTCTTTTATTCAAGACTATGTAGAACAGATATTAAAAGATGCGCAGGAAGATTCACAGAGTGCAGCAGGCCAGTGGCTTACTAAACAGTTAATGGCAGATGGACTTATAGAAAAGCTCAACGCAGAAACAGACAAATATTTAGCGCGTGATTATGACTTCTTAGAGTTCAGATTATTAAAGACTTTATACCAGGAACAGCGCGACGTATTCCTTGATAAAGTTTACAGAAAGAAAGCTGTAATCGGGTCCCGTCGAATTGGTAAAACAGAAATGGCAGCACGCTTGCTTCTGGATGACGTAATCAAGCCAAACAGACGCGCGGTGTATATAAACCTTAAGTTTGAAAACGCTATCCGCCAGTGTTACGAACCTACTGTAGATATTGCAAAAATGTTAGGCTTTGCCATTGAACGCGAATCTAAATCAGACGGAGAGCTTACCTTTGCGAATGGTTCACAGATACTTTTCAAGGGTAATAACAACAAGGCAGAGGCAGATAAGCTTCTCGGTTATAAATACTCAATGGTTATTATCGACGAAGTACAGACACAGGTAAACCTCATGTATTTACTTGATACTGTAATTAAGCCTACTACCGCAGACTATGAAGATTCACAGATCATTTTATTAGGTACTCCACCGCGTATAAACGGAACAGCCATTGAGAAGATATGGAATGAATACGAAGGCTGGAAACATTATTCATGGGATATGTTACGCAATCCTTATATTCATGATGTAAAAGGAATTCTTAAATCTATCTGTCAGGAAAAGGGAATTACAGAAGATGCACCTTTTATCCAGCGTGAATACTTTGGAAAGTGGGTTAGAGACGTTGAAGCACTTGTATTCAAAGACTATAAGACCTACAAAGAAATACCGGCAGACTTTATCCCTACAGATATTGTATTGGGTGTAGACTTTGGTTTTGAAGATTATAACGCTGTTGTTTCTCTTGCATATAACAGAAATACTAAACAGGCTTTCATTATTGATGAATTCAAGGAAAACCGTATCCAGGCTGAAACAATGATTGAAAAGGTGCGCGAGCTTTTTGAGGATGCAAAACGCTTCATGTTTGAAAGGGATAATCACTGTAACCTTTCTAATGTTCGTATAGTTGCAGATAACAATGAAAAGATGATTGTGTATGAAATGTACGCAAAAGGACTTCCGGCAAATACATGTTTCAAATACGATAAGATGATGGCTTTATCACAGCTTGCAGAATGGTGTAGGACTTCAAAAATATTAGTCCCTGAACCTGGAAGCATATTCCAGAACAGGACTTTAGGCGTTCTCGATGATGAGTTTAACAGAACCATTTATAAGCGTGATGAACAGGATAACATTATAAACGAAATTGACGACGAGCTTTTCCACCCAGACGCAATAGACGCGTTTTTGTATGCTTCTAGGCAGATGTGGTACGATATGGGTGAAGATTTCGGGGGTAAATCGAGCGAGGCGCTGAAAAATGAGTAATAAAGCAAAGCGTATTGAACAGAAAACACAGTTCAGATTTCCGTTAAACATGTATACTGAAATGTACGGAAGTCTTTTTATAATCTGCCACATGTTCGCAGAAAAGAGAATGACTACAAAACAGTTAGTCAAAAAGTGGAAAAACAGCACGATCACAATTGCGAATGAAGATTGGCCTAAACAGGTTGAGGAATACTTAGGATATAAAATCCCTTATAAATACCTTGGTTTTGTACAGTCTAAGTTCAATGCTTTATTCTGCATTCTTGATGATGAAGGACAAGTGCTGCCTTTACGTGAAGATGGTTGGATGCCGAATACTTACAGAAACGGCAAGGTAATGAGGATAGAGTGATAGTCGTCAAGCCTGAGATTAAGGCACCGGTTGGAACAAGAGAATACCTCGAAGAAGAACAAGCCCTTTATGACAAGGCAATAATCAATAAGGACTGGGAGACTGTCTGGCGGTGTATCTACAACGCTACACAGCGATATATAATTTGTAACCTGAATGAGAAG